CCTCCCAGTTCCCCCAGCCGGTGGCGGCCAGGGCGCGGTTCAGTTCGTTGCGGTCGTAGCCAGCTGAGCCCTGGACAGCTTCTGGCCCAGCTGGGACCGGGTATGGCCCCTGTTGACTGCCGGAAGATTGCGCAGTCATGCCTTTAGTGACGACCATGGCTTACCCCTTCGAGCCCGCGCTGCCGCTCTTGCGGCGGGCGATCTTGTCTTTGGTCGGAATAGTGGCCATCACCTGCGCGGCGGCTCGGTCGCGGGCTTCGTTGGTGCGCTCCTGCAGGTAGTGCTCCTTGGCCACGTCGTTGGTGTTCTGCCAGGACGGCAGCGCCGTCACTCGCTTGACCGTGTCGTCCACGTACTGGTTCAGCAGCTGCTGGTACTGGGTCTGTTCGGCCTGGGTCAGCGGCACCTTGGAGATTTCGTTGGGGGCAGCGCTGGGGTTCCAGTTCACCCCGTGCTGCCGCAGCGTCAGGTAGCTCTCATTGCTCATCGGCTGGTCCCGCGCTTCCTGCAGCGACTCCCCGGTGCGGCCCTGGACGAAGCGGCCGAGTAGGCCGCCCAGCGCTGGGATGCTCTGCGGCTGCTGGTCGCGGGCCTCACCCAGGCGGCTGGCGCCCAGGACCACGTCGCCCAGGCCGGCCAGTTCGTCCTTGATGGCGAAGTCGATGGCCGAGGGGCGAATGCGCGCCTGGGGGTGAATCCGATCCACCGCCGCCTGGAGCAGCGGAGTGGCGGTCTTGGCCAGCGGCGAGGCGTTCTCGTCGGAGCGATCGGTGACGATGCTGCTGCCACGGTAGAAGTCGCGGTTGAGCGCCAGCTGGCTCATGGTGCCCAGCGGCGGGACCGGGTTCAGGCGGTCAGCCAGGTCGGTGGGGCCGCGCGTCTGCAACGGCAGCGAGGAGAGGATTGAGGCCCCGGCCAGCGCGTTCCAGTCGCGAGGGTGGGTGGGCGGCGTGATGGCGCCACCAGGGATCAGCGGCAGCCCCCGCTCGGCGGCGGCTCGCGCCACCTGGACGAAGGGGGCCATGTTCCGCATGTTGATGTAGGCATACTGGGGGTGGCGGTTGCCGTCCTTGTCCACCGGGGCCTGGGTCGGCAGCATCAGCACGATGCCCGAGTCCTTCAGGTACTGCGGGACGTCCTCGTAGTCCTTGGCCCGCTGCGGGTCGGAGCGGTTCCAGGCCTCGGCCGCCACGGTGGGGCCCCCGATCAAGGCGGTGATGGCCGCCGCCGCGCCCTTGGGGTTCTCGGTCAGCAGCCGCTTGATCTGGGCCGAGCCCTGGAAGCCCACGTTCAGGAACGGGATCCACTGGTTCAGCATCTTGACGAAGCGCCCGCCGCGATCGAAGTCCACGGTGACGTCGCGGCCGGCGATGGTGGACCGCACCCAGTCCTGGCCACGCCGCTCGGCCATCTGCATGGCGGCCACACGCGGAGCTAGCTCCGCCCGCTGGCCCAGACCTTCTACCCAGCGCATCTTCACCAGCCCGGCGGCCATGCGCTTGATGTCCTCGGGGCCGTTCACCTCGAAGACACTGCTGCGCTTCAGGGCGGCCAGCCGCTCCTCGGCCTTCTCCGGAGCGAAGGCGCGAAACTCGCCGCCCATGCCACCGCCCTGCTCCAGGAAGCGCTGGGTGGCCTTGCCCGTGAAGCGCCCCTCCGTGATGCCGCTGAAGGCGTCGCGGTAGCTACGCATCAGGGCCGCCGTCATGTGGCCGTACTCCAGCGGGTTGAGCGCTGCCTTAGCGCCACCCTGGGCGGCGGTGCGGATGTAATACTCGGGCACGTCCAGGGCCGCGTTGCCCGCCAGGAACAGCGGGTTGCGAGCGGTGGCGGTCATGCGGACGAAGTTGGCCAGGGTGTTCAGTTCGGCCGGGGTGTGGTAGGTCTCGGCGCCCTTTATGGCTTCCGAGTACAGCTTGTTGTTGGTGACGTACTGGCGCTTCTCGCCATTGCGGAACAGCGTCATCACCTCGTCCTCGGGATTCGCTTTGGTGACGAAGCGGTCAACGTCGCCGCCGGCCTGCTCGATCTGGGCGTACTCCGACGGGCTAATCAGCTGCTTCAGGTGGTTGGTGCCAGCCTCCTGGTCCAGGTCCACCAGCTTGTTGGCCAGGCGGTTCTTGTAGCTCATGCGCAGGACCTGGTCGGTGTGGGCGATCTGGGAGGCGATGGGGTCCTCCCGCGCCCGCTCGGTGCCAGGGATGGTGTAGCGCTGCAGCCCCTTGTCCCCGAGCCCGAGGCGGGTCCCAGCTGCCTGGCCACCCTTCTCGGCGTCCTGGTTCATGTAGTCCAGGATCCGGGTCTTGGCCCAGTCGGGATACATACTCGATAGCTCGTCGGCCTGCTGGCGACTCATCACCCCGGAGTCCACCAGGTGGTCGCGCAGCTGGTTGGCGTATCCCAGCACCTTGTCCCCGTTGGCCTGGATATGGCCATACAGGTCCGGGCCCAGCCGCTGCTCCAGCGTCTTCAGCGCATCCTGGGATGACTTCAGGTCCATCCCGCCCGAGAATTTCCGCTCCAGAGACACCCGCCCGCCCTCGGCAGCGGCCTGTTGCAGGACGATCCGTCGCGCCTGGTCCGCGTCGCCTCGGCGGCGCCCGAGCATGTCCTCGGCACTGCGCAGCGCGCGCTCGGCAGCGTTTATCTCCATCTGGCGCGGGATCCCCATTCCTGGGGTTCCAACCGAGGAGGTACTGGCGCGCATCACCGCGTCGTAGGCCTTCTGCCGCTGCTCGACCAGTCGCTCAGCCTGCGTCAGGGCGTTGCTGATGCGCGTCGGGATCAGGCGGTCGGCTAGCTGGGCCTCGGTCTGCTTTCCCAGCCCCAGCGAAGTGGAGATGTTGGTCTTGGCGGTGACGTAGTCGCGCAGCGAGTCGTAGTGCTGACCCACCGCGCGGATGGGCTCACCCAATCCGCGATCCACGGTGACGTGACTGGCGCCGCCGGGGTTCAGCCGCTGCAGCAGCCCCACCAGTTCGTCGGGACGCAGGTCGCGGCCCAACAGCTTGCGCGCCTGCTCCTGGATCTGATTCAGGGGCAGGCCGCGATCGAAGGCCTCTTTGGTGATGGAGTCCTTCAGCCGCGCCAGCAGCGGTGCCTCGGTCTCGGCGTCGCGCAGCGGGCCGAAGGTGCCCTCGGGCAGAACCGAGCCGATGGACTCCCCTGGCAGGGCCCGCTCGCGGAGCAGGTTTTCCCCCGCGACGTGGGCGCCGAGGCCGCCGGCCAGGGTGGCCAGCGCGACCTTCAGCCCCCGGTTGGGGTCGTTCTCGTCGGTGGCGGCATACGTAGAACCACCCCCGGCGGCAGCGCCCCCGAGGGTGGTAGCGAATTGTGGGTTGACCCCGCCCAGCTGGCGGGCTCTCAGGAGGTCGGCGGCTGCTGTTCCTGAGTAGGGGGCTGCTGCTGATTGGGGGGAGCGGGTGGCAAGATCAGGGAGGGCCCCTCGCGGTACACCGGGTGCTCCGGTGGAGCCATAGCGATCCCCAAGGTCGCCAAGAATTCGGGAGTAATCGGTTTGCGCAACTCGGGTGGTGTCGGCTGCATAGGCCCTAAGTGTACCGCCACGAGTGTCTGCGGCCCCCAGATTCTGAACCACGCGAGTAGCCCAGTCCTGGCCCTCGTTCTGTGCGTCGAAGACCCTGAAGCTGCCATCAGATGCCCTGGCGTATTGCGCGCCGGCCTGGTCCAGGGCCTGAGCGATGCTGGTCGCCTGACGGGCGGTGAAGCCTCCAGCTGGGGCGTCCAGGGACAGGCCACTGGTGTTGGGAGCGTCGGAATTGGGAAGGTGAACGGTGACCTCAGGCAGGTTCAGCCGATCGCCCAGCTTGGCGGCGGCGTACTGGACGGTATCGGCGTTGCCGCCTGGCAAGCGCACCGTGGCCCCGCTGCCGTTGGCGTCCACCTCGTGCAGCACCCCCAGGTCTGGGATCTGCCCGGTGACGGGGTCATAGCCCGCCTGCTCCAGGCTGGGGAGCAGCACCTGCGGAGCGTGGGCGCGGTAGAAGTCCTGGCCCGCCGCGCGCTCCGCTTGCTGGACCGGGAAGGGCGTCTGGGCCAGACCTGGCTTGGGGGCACCGGGGTGCTCCACCGTGATGTCGCGCAACACGTCAGCCGGCGGCGGAGCCTTCAGGTCGATGTTGTTGGCTCGCGCCGCGCCGAGCGCTTCCTGGAACTTGGGGTGCTGGTAGACCTCGCGTAACGCTGAGGGCAGATGCTCCTGCTGTGACCACTCGGTGCCCGAGCGCAGCATGTCGCGGTAGTAGCCGCTGTCGCTGGCGCGCTTGATGCCCTCGGCCAGGCTCATCTTCCCGCCACGGACGGCGCTGGCCACCGCCTCCACCTCGGGGGGTTTGGCCAGGTTCTCGTCCATCAGCGAGCGATAGGCGGTCCACGCAGCGGCCTGGATGTCCCGAGGGGGCAGCCCCATCTCGCGGGACACACGGTTGATCAAGCCGTACATGGAGCGATACCAGAGCGGGTTGTCGGCCTTGAAGCTGCCCTTGGGGCCGAAGATCTGGCCCATCCAGGTGTCGTTGGTCGAGAAGTGGTCGTACACCTGGGACAGCGAATTGACCAGGTTCTCGTAGTAGCTGGAGGTCTTGGCGTTGGCCGCCTGGGGGATGTAGCCCTCCAGGTAGCCCTGCATCAGCTTGCCAACGTTCTCGCGGGTGGCGAAGGCCTTATCGCCCTCGGGGCCCACCAGCTGCCAGATGCGCTTCATGGTGTCGTTGGACTCGGCGCCCTGCTGGCCAAAGGCGCGGATGCTGAATTTGTCGGTCCCGCCGCCCATGTCCTGGTACAGCTTGCGGACGCTGCCCAGATCCCAGGCGCCTTCCCGCTCGGACTGCCGCACCGCGCGCATCATGGAGACCATGGCGGCGGCGTTGGTGGGCACCGGGTTGTTGGGTGAGGTGTGGGCGAAGATCGAAAGCGCCTCGGGCAGGTTGTCCTTGCCCACCAGGTCCATGGCCCAGTTAGAGAAGTCGGAGTACCAGTTCTTGAAGGGCAGCCCCGCCTCGGCGGCAGCGCGGAAGTCGTTCAGGTCGCGGGTGGCGCCCTGCATCCCAGGCAGGGTCGAGATCTGATCGGCGCTCAGGTTCGGGCGCAGCGTGCCCTGGTTGGTGGCCTCGCTGCTCGCCAGGTCCTCGGCCATGCGCTCGGGGGTGCCGGCCAGGTAGCCAGGGTCGCGCACCGCCAGCCCGCCCCGTTCGATGCTCCCTAGCGGCGGCTGGTTCCGTGAGTCGGCCAGGTCGGAGGCGTAGCGCTGGAAGTCCTGCAGCACCTCCGGGGTCATGCGCGCTGGTGCCTGGGCGGCGTCGGCGATGGCCGAAGGGCGGGCGACGTCCTGGGCCACCGAGCGCAGCGGGTTCACTTCCTCCGCCGCGTGGGCCCCACCTAGCAGTCCGGGGACTGCGCTCAGGATCTCCTCCAGCGCTGAGCCCTCGGGGCCCTTGCTGAGCGGGTTCAGTTCCCGCAGGCTGCGCCCTGGCTGCACGAAGCCCAGCTGCCCGGTCGGGCCAGGGGCCGGCACGCCGCGCCGCATGACGTCAGCCATGGCGCGATCGGCGGCCTCCTGCATGTCCTTGGGCGGGCGGGTGTAGACCCCGGTGACCTTGCTGATGACGTCCTCGTCACCGCCGAAGGGGTTACGGAACAGCCGCTCGGGGGAGAGCCCTTGCGCCAGCTGCTGGCGGCGCTGGTCGTCCTGCTGCTGTTGCTGCTGGTCATTACGCGGTGGACCCCCTGGTGGCCCGCCGCCCAGGCCCAGCGCCGACTGCAGCGCGCCCTGGATGGCGTTGCCGATCAGGCTGCCTAGGTTCTCCAGCGGGTTACCCGCCGAGGCCGCCACGCCGGGCTGCTGCGGCTGCGCGGTAGTGGGAGTCGTAGCAGCCGGCTGGAAGGCGGCTTTGTAGGTCGGCTGGGAGGCCACCTCGGTGATGGCCTGGTCGAGCGACCGTACCGCTGGGGCGCGGGGCGTCGCGGTGGTGGTCGTGGTCGGCTGGGTGAAGCTGTCGCTGAATAGCTGCCGCTGCTGATCCAGGAAGCTGGGGCTGCTGGTGGCGGTGGACTGGGACTGGATGGTGGGGTTGTTGGCCAGCAGCGCCCCCTGAATGGGACCCATCAGCGTCTGCATCTGGGACGGGCTCATCCACTCCGCGCCACCGATCAGGTCCAGGCCGGACCGCCCCACGTGGTACTGGCCGGTCTGGGGGTTGTAGCCGTCGGCGTAGAAGTAGTGGCCAGGTGTGCTGATGGTGACCGGGTTGCCGCTCTGGGCCTCGCTGGCGGCGGACTCCATCTGGCCAGGGCCGACGATGCGGGTCTCTACCCCCATCTGATGCATCAGCTGCTGCTCGGAGCCGATACCGGCCATCCCCTGGGCGGAGGTCCAGCCGACGGTCTTGGCCAGGTCGGTGGCTTCGCGCAGGGTGGGGTTGCGCCCGAAGCGCTGAGCGAAGCGCACCGCCGCAGCTGGGCCGCAGGCGGAGTAGGCCTCCTGGCTGGTCAGCTGCGGATCCCCGAACTGGCTGATGTCCTGGATGCTCTGCGCCTGGGCCTGGGCCTGGGGCTGGGCCTGAGGCCGGGCCTGCGGAATAGAGCCGCTCAGATCGCCCCGGATGGAGTTGACCTGGTCCACCCAGCCCTGGGCCGGAAAGCCGGGCTCATCAACTACATAGCCGGCCTGGCGCAGGTCCTGGACGAATTTGACCGGATCGCCGCGATCGGCCCAGGCCTGGGCGTAGCGGGGAGCCGTGGAGATCAGCTGGTTGAAGGAATCGAAGGACTCCTGGGGGCTGGCATAACCGGCCCAGCGCGAGCCGTTGGCACCGCTGCCCTGGATGCTGAACAGGTTGTTCTGCTGCTGCGCGGTCTGAGACCGGCCCCAGCCAGTCTCGTTGGCAGCGATGGCCAGGTAGACCGATGGGTCAATCCCCGTCTGTTGCGAAGCCTGCTGTGCCAGCGGAGCGAGGGAATCGACAAAGTCCTGCCGGCCCTGGCCGATGCCCTGGGGCGCCTGCTGCTGCTGAGAGGGCAGATTGGGGTTCCAGGCCGGCTGTTGCGTCCCACCTGTTCCCCAGGTCGGGGTGGCAACAGTTGGCTGGTTCTCGATGATCTGCGGCTCGCTGCCAGGGGTCCGGGGCGGGGTGGTGTCGGGCAGCAGCGCGGGGCGGGTGGGGCTGGGCGCCACCACCTGGTTGGGCAGCTGCGACGGCGGCGCGGGCGCGGGGATAGGAGCGGGGGAGGGGAAGGCCGGCAGCTGCGGGATCTGTGGGATCTGCGGCATCGCCGGCTGCGGGATGGGCGGCAGCTGGGGGGCCGGGATCTGGGGCAGCTGGGGCTGCGGGATCGGGATCTGCGGTTGCCCCGGCATGGTGGGCGCGAAGCTCGGGGCGTGCGCGATCTCGGGCGGGCGGCCCAGGCTGGACAGCGAGGCGATCTGCTGCTGCGCGCTGTGCTCGAAGCTGAGCGACTGGACCCGCTGCTGGGCGGACCTGGCGAACTGGTCAGCCTGGTATTGACGGTAGCTGTCCTCGTCTACGTCGGGCAGATTCATCGACATGGGCGTGCCTTACTGGAGTCGGAAACTTCCCGCCGTCGGAGACATCTGGCCGTACTTGGGCAGCGACTGGTTGAACAGGTTCTGGGCGTCATCCTTGTTGTAGCCCTGGGCTTCCCAGGTCCCCAGCAACATCTGCTTCTGGCTGGGCTGCAGCGCGTTCCAGGTCTGGGGTGCCATCTGATTGGGCGGCACCAGGCTCTGCATGGCGGCCTGGCTGCCAGCGTCGGGGCCGCCGACGGCGCCCTGCACAAAGTTGTTCAGGTTGACCGACTGCGGCTGGACCCCAGTAGTGGCACCACCGCCAGGGACGTACTGCCCGGCGGCGGCAGCCACCAGGTCCTTCATGCCACCAGGGGTGGCCCCCAGGACCTTCTGATACTGGGCCCAGTCGGCTGGCCCGCGCAGCCCACTGAGCAGGTTGAGGTAGTTCTGGCTGGCGGTCTGCTGGGCGGTCCACTGTGAGAGCGCCTGCTGCTGGCTCGCCAGCCACTGGTTGTAGGCCTGCTGTTGCGACGCCAGGGTGGTCTGGCCGGCGGTGGGAGTAGCACCAGGGGCCATGTAGGTCCCGTACGTCTGGGCCAGCTGCTGCTGCTGAGTGAACCCCTGCTGTTGTGCCGCCAGGGTCTGCTGGCCCTGGGTGGGGGCTCCCCAGGTGCCGAAGGTGTTCGCGCCGTATTGCAGCGCCGCCTGGGTGGGCGCGCCCTGGTAGCTGCCGGTGAGGCCGGCCTTGGTGATCTCGTTGGTGAACGCCTGCTGCGCCTCAGCGAACGCCTGCGCCTCGCCCTGCTGCTTGAGCATGGCGTCGTAGTAGGCCCGTTGGGCCGCTTGCTGGGCGTTGCTGAGCGCCATGTTGGCGACCCACTGCTGCATGTAGTCGCCGCCGCCCTGTTGCGCTGGCTGGCCTCCGCCACCTCCGCCACCACCACCGCCACCTCCGCCCCCGCTGTCGGGGTAGGAGCGAACGCCGTAGCTGCCAGCAGCCGGATTCCAGCCCTGGGCTCGCGCGTCGGCCTCGTTGGAGGCCTGGATGTCAGGACCACCAGTGGGATTCGGGAAGACTGGCATGGGTTAGGCTCCTGCTCGTACTTGGGCGATGGTGGGCCCGGTGACGCCGCGCGGGAGGGTCGGCGGCGGGATCACTGGCGCTGGGGCACCAGCCTGGGTGGGCGGCGCTTCGCCGCCGGGCGGGGCGGGGACGCGCAAGTCCGGGTAGGCCTTGATAACCGCCTTGTAGACCTGGGCGAAGCCCTCCGGGCCGAGGCGGTTGATCTGCGCCTGGCGTCCCTGAAGGTTGGGGGTGCCGTCCGGGTTGAACAGCTGGGTGCGGTAGTACTCCAGCTTCTGCTGCTCGGTCAGGGTGGCCGAAAAGGGGCTCACCCCCGCTGGGCCCAGCGCCACCGCGATCTGGGTGGCGGTGTCGTCAATCCAGGACGCCAGGTCGGTGGCCACGTCGTCCAGCATGGTCCTGTTGCCGCGACGCGGGTTGGGTGTCGGCGGCACCGGGGGGCCAGCTGGCGACTCGGGGACCTCTGGGGTCTCTTGCTGGTATGGCTGCATGGCCTAGCGTCCAGGCAGCGGCATGGCGTTGGACGGAGGCCCAGGCACCACCGGGTTGCCGGGGATGCCCCCCGGTGGCAGTCCTGGCACCGGACCTGGTGGCGGCGGGGCGATCGGCAGCCCCATCCCTGGTGAGGGGACCGGGTTGCCTGGCATCCCGCCCAGGTTCCCACTGGGGGGCGTACCGGGAGTCCCCGGTACAGCTGTCGGCGGCCCAGCGGGAGGCCCGCCACCGGGTGGTCCGCCGGCCATCTCCTCGATGCTGGGCCCGCCAGCAGCCTGGAGTCGAGTGGCGCGGATGGTGGCCACCTTCTGAAACACCGCGTTCTTCAGTTCCTGCTGGATCTCGGGCGACTGCTTCAGGTCGTGCAGCAGCCAGGACTTCTCGACCTCATCGGGGTTGCTGCCGGCCTTCTCAACCGCGTCCTCGTAGCTGATCAGCTTCAGCTGCATCTTCTCGCCAAGGGCGCGGATCTCGATGATCTCGTTGCTCGGCGTCTGCGGCTTCAGCTTGACCTCGTAGCGATGGACTCCCTTCAGGTCGTCGGGGCCCACCGCCAGCCAGGTGCCCTTGGTCTGGCCGCCGCCGTTGCGCTTCTGGCCGGGCTTGCCCTCCTGCTCGCCCCAGGCGTAGACCTTCTCGGAAATCCGGTTCTGGATCAGCCAGCTTTCAAAGTCGGTGCGCTCAGCCAGCGCCACCTCGGCGTTGTCCACGATCGGGTCCCAGCTGAGCCGGGCCAGATAGGCGGCCTGGTTCAGGGCGTATCCCGACTGATCGCCAGCCACCATCCCCTGCACCACGCTGGGCAGCGCTAGCTCGATCAGCTGCTGGATGTTGCCGAGCAGCTTCTCCAGGTCGGCGCCGCTGCGGGGCTGGTCAACCGGGGCGATGTCGAAGGGGTACAGCTTTCCTGGCTCGATCTTCTGGGCCGGGGTGGCCTTCTCCCGCCCGTCATTGCCGAAGGGAGCCGGCGGCAGCCCGGGGATGGCGTTGGGCGGCTGGGTCTCCTTGTAGGCCGGATAGCCGGTCAGGTAGGCCGCGTTGCCCTGCACCGTGAGTAAGCTATTGAGCAGCTTGAACAGCGGCAGGTAGCCGAACAGCACCGAGAGCCCGGCGTGCTCGGGCAGCCGGCTGGCGGTGGTGATGCCCAGCGCGTGGAAGTAGGGCCCGCGCAGGGTCTTCAAGATCGGGTCGCCGTAGGCGTGGTGCCGCACCCGGCACAAGGTGGCCGCGCCACTACTCGACATCCCCTTGCTCAGCTGGCCCGGCCCCTGCAGTAGGCACACCTGGACAGCGGAGTCCCAGGCCTCGATGCAGCGGATGGTGGTCTGCCCGTTGGCGCTCATCATCCGCTGCCACTCGGCCCGCGCGAGCGACGCGGCGCGAGGGTCGTAGCCGCCGTAGTCCTCCGGGCTCACCACCTTGCCGCTGGAATCGAGCCCGGCCCCGAAGCGCTCCAGCGCCTCGTTGTACGGCAGGTCCTTGATCTCGACCACGGCGGTGTAGCCGTTTTCGTTCTTCTCGTAATAGAAGGTCTCGGGCGGGACGTCGGTGGTGGCGATAGGGTAGGGCAGGGCCAGCTTCAGGCCCTCGGTGTGCTTGTCGTACAGCTGGTCCTGGGCGTGCTGGTCGAACTCCCCGTCCGCCTCCAGCTGCTTCAGGTACTCATCGGCACTCTTGCCGTAGTCCCGCCAGGCCACGCTCGAGCGCTCCACCGTCTTCAGCACGCCCTCCCCTTTGATGGCCATGCTCCACATGAACAGCCGCGTCAGCTGCCGCCGCGCCTCCCGCTCCTGGCGGGTCCAGCTGGCCTCGAAGAAGTGCTCCCGCAGCGTGGCGTTCTGCTGGTACACGTCGCCAAAGCCGACCGGCCTGAACACCACCGCCGGCCGATTGACGCTCAGGGCGGCGGTGATGGTCTGCGCGATATGCAGCGCCAGGGGCGCCCTGACCTCTACTGCAACGTCCTGGTACGCCTCGGGGATCTCTACCGGAATTTCCGAGAAGACCGTGGCGTCGATGTCGCGGTACAGCTGGTCGCGGTCACGGAATCCGCGTTGCAGCGACTGGGCCAATTCGCAGGTGGTGCGCTCGGCGGCCTCTTGATCCGAGGCAGGCTTCACCCACCCGCTGGGCGGGCGCTCGCGGGTCAGGGTAGCCACGGCTCAGTTCTGGCTCTGGCTTCGGACCATGGCTCTCGCGGCGGCGATGGCCTGACGCTCCTGGACGATCTGCTCAACGAAGGCCTCTAGGATGTGGTGCTCGAAGGGGTGGTCGCTCTGGCATGGCCCGTCCTCGGCGCCGGCCGCGTGGACCAGCACCGTCACCAGCGCCATCATGGAATCTTCCATCCGCTCCAGACGGCTGGCGACGCCCGCCAGCGAGTCATCCTCAGAGGCGAAGCGGACGGCAATGTGCGGTTGTTTGTTCATTCGGGGGTATCTCCAGAAGCGTCCCAGCGACTGCGCCCGTAGGCGTTGTGGGGCAGCACTCGGCCGCCGACGACGGACTCGCCGCGTTTGTTCACGTGGTAGGCCAGCCGAGGAAGGTCCCCGCTGCTGCGCTCCAGCAGGGGCTGGTCGTCTGCTGGCTGCTCCACGTAGCGCTCGGTCAGGCAGCGCGAGCACAGGCGCGGCCCGTGACCGGGATCGCCAATGCGCTGGCGGCAGGCCAGGCAGTGATAGACCTGCGGCTGGGCCCGCACCCGATGCTCTCGGGCCCGCGCCTCGGCCGCCGCCTCCAGGCGCACCTTGTTGCAGCGGATGCAGTGCGGCAACTGACGCCAGCGAGGCAGCTGGTCGCCGCAATCGGTGCAGCGACCGGGTGGGGCCAGCTGGGGCGGTGGCGCTGGTGCGACTCGTTGCGGTGGCGGCGCTGGGGCCGTCCGGGCGGCAGGGATCAGCCGCTGATGGATCTCGCACAGCCCGCCCCGGCCGGGACGATCCACGCATGGCAGGTAGCGGATGGTCAGGCCGAAGTGGCCGACGTAGCTGGCCGGGCAGAACTGCTCGGGGTGCAGCATGCGGAAGCGCACCTGCTCCACGTCCTGTGGCGGCACCCAGGGGGACGGAATGCGCCAGCGGTACTCGGTCTGCTCGAACGGCAGCAGGGTCGCCTCCAGCCCGGTCAACTCCGGGTTCACGCGGCGAACCTCAAGTTGACTGCCTCGCGGCGGCGGGTCGGCTGGGCCTCGGCGCACAGGCCATAGCGCAGCGCGTCGGGGGCGTGGTCCTCGGCCAGGGTCCCGCCCACCTTGTCGGCCACGTCCTCGGGATCGAGCGGGTCGATCACCAGGCCGGGCATGGTGCGGGTGAGGTTGGGGGCGCGCCCATCCAGAATCTGCAAGCGAGGTGGGCCCTGGTCGTGCGCCAGGGCTCGGCGGACGACGGCCCACCCCTGCTTGCGCGAATTCATCCCGGGGGTCACCGGCCGCACCCCGTGGGCCCAGTAGATGGACGCGATCGAGGGCCGCTGCTGCTCGGTCCGAATGTTGAACATGCTCGGGTCCAGCACCCGCAACGCCAGCTGCTCGGCGCCCGAGCGGTCGCAGATCAACTCCGCCTGCTGCTCGTCCCGCAACCCGGCCACGTACGCCTCGCGGTACACGTAGATACGTCTATCCTCCGGGCAGCGCGCCAGCCACAGGCAGCAGAAGGGGGCAGCGAACCCGTAGTCCACCGCGATCCAGCGGGGCCATTCGGGCGGGATGTCGAACGGCTTGCAGACATGGATGGCGGGATCCCACTCGGTGAAGTACATGCCTTCGGCGGCCACCCACAATCCCAGCCGCAGCCGCTGGTACTGATAGCCGCTCAGCGAGTCCAGGCCCACCATGTACTCCCGCCCGAAGTCGGTCCAGTCGTCCGAGGCGCGGTCCCACAGCATCGGGTTGTCCTGGTGCTTGCTCTCCAGCAGCACCGTGGCCCCGGCGCTGCAGCGCTGCTTCAGCCAGTGATAGGGCGCCCCGGGGTTGCAGTCCGCGATCAGCTGCTGGTAGCTGAGGGTGTTGTTCCGCAGGCCTCGGAGCAGCATGCCCCAGTCGTCCGGCTCCAGTTCGGTGGCCTCTGGCACGTAGACGATGTCGAACTCGGTTGAGCCGAACTTCTCCGGGTCGTCCAACCCGGCCACCATGATCCGCGCCCCTGAGGGGTAGCGATACTCCTGGTCCCCGTCGTGGAAGCGCACCGCCCCCAGCCCGTTCAGCACCTTCTGCTCCAGGGTGACCATGGTTGACTGGGTCAAGCTTTTCCGCGTCTTGCGGACGATGGCCCCCCGGATGGGCTTCTGCAGCGCGATCAGGTTCAGCTTCTCCAGGCAAGCCCGTGACTTCCCGGTCCCCGCCGGTCCCGCCAGCAGCACCTCCCGCGCCTTGGTCCGAAACAACTCCAGCGCGGCCCCGTGTGGCTCGTAGGGGACCTCCCCGGCCTCCGCTGCCTCGGCGTGCTGGATCTGGACTGGCATACTGCAGTGGGCTCAGGCGGGGACCTGGAGGGGTGTGTCCTGCAGCGCCCCGTCGAGCCCAGCGTCCTGCTCCAGCTGGCTCTTGACGATTGCCCCGGTGAGCGTGTCCTGCACCCACCTGGGCGGCAGTGGCCCATCCAACCCCGCCTCCTTCCAGGCCTTGAGCGCACAGGGCGAGCACACCCACAGGGTGGTCCCGTAGATATGCACCCACTGCTCTCCATCCCGATGCCTGCCATAGCGATCGGTGCACAGGTAGTCACAGCGGCGGGAGTAGCGAGGTCTCACCATAATGGGCTCCCTTTGGGTTGGATGATGCGAACCTCAGAATCGCCAGCGCGCCGCGAGGGATAACGGGGCTGGTACTCCGAGGAGAGATGCCAGGGACAGACCACCCGCCAGTAGCCGAAAAGCTGGCGGGTGCTAGCGGTGAACTGCTGGCAGATGACGCAGCGGCGTTTGACACTCATGTAAGAGGTCATGTCGAATTTGTGTAGACAAAGGACCCCAAAGGGGCAGAGCATCGACTCCGGCGCAATGGTCCCTGAGTGGGTTGTGGAGACGGGGCAGCGACCAGGCCCCCCAGATTCCGAAATCGGGATCCGTGAAATTCCCAGATTTGGAAATGTCCGGGATCAGTCGTACAGAATCTGTCACATAGGATTACGCGGCCCCGCGCCCGAAGGGGGCACGTCCCACCCCCACCCCCGCCTCGGCCTCGCGCGTGTCCTCTCAGGCCCTGCTGCTGACTTCAGCAGTCAGTAGGGCCCCCGTTCAGGACCTGGCCGCTAGCCTCTCAACCGTAGGGTGGTGAGTGCTTACAGCACGCTGGAGGGCTCAACCCCAGCGATCACCTTGACCAGCACGGTGCTCGCCAGGTCCACCTTCTCACGGTAGCGCTCGGGTGCACGGGCTCTCAGAAGTAGGGTGAGTAGCTGGTCGCTGTACTCGATCTTGCGGTCGGTGCCGACCGGCTCACCGTGCCAATAGCTGGTGCGTTCGTACGGGGATCCTTCGACCGCACGACGCCAGGCTTCCTTCTCCAGGACCTCGGTAGCGGCTATCTCCGCCTGGCGGTAGGCCAGCGCGAAGGCCTCATCTCGCTCTTGCCAGCCATACACCGTGCTGCGGTTGATCCCTGCTGCCTTGGCCGCGTGCCCGAGGTTCCCCCACTGGGCATAGGCCTCCAGAAACGCGTGCTTGGCCAGCGACGTCTGCCTTCGTGAGTGATAGCGGATGCTCTTGGCCCTGAACTCCTGGGGCAGCGCCCGAACCAGCGGCACCTTCCCATCGGCAATGTCCGCACGGCTCGGACTGGGCTCCCCGAGATCAGCAACAGGCGCAGGGGGTCTGGCAATCCGGCTCTTGACCATTTCGTCTCAACCTGGCTCAACCTGCGCCCCCACAATTTGTGGTTGCGGGCACACGTCGCCCCTCTCAGTGCCCAGTGTGGCGGAGCCGCAACCTTTTCGCAACATCCTGGGCTTTTGAGCCGGCCTGACTGAGATTGGGCATTCCCCTGGCACTACCACAATTTGTGGTAGCTTGTGCTTCCCCGCCCCACGACAGGCGGCCACCACCCACAAGGAGCCATACACACCATGGCAAACCTCACTGAACTCAACGCCTTCCCGCACCGCTCCGAGTGGAGCAGCTACGTGCTCGATTCCCACATCGGCGTCGGCAAGGTCGGCCGCCGCTGGAAACAAGGCGAGAAAGTCCACCTGGTCTTCGCCCGAGTGGTGGTTGGATACACCACCCCTGGCTACGTTCCCCCGGCTGGCCACTTCAAACTGGGTGACACGCTCAGCGCTCGCACCCCCTGCAACAGCAACGGGCAGAACATCGCCCGAGTCGTTGATGGCTGGGACACCGACCAGGTGACCTGCGCCACCTGCCTGAAGACCCTCGCCACCCTGAAAGTCCCCGCCAGCTAGGACGAAACGGGGAACCCCCCGTCTGGACGTCAAGCGTCCACTGATGAGTCCATCAGCACCACCCGAAGGGAGCCATACACACCATGGCCACCGCTACCACCATCACCGTTGGGCCCGCGAACAACCGCCGATCGCGGCGCAAGGTTGACGCCGCAGCACTCTGGAGTGAGGCCGGGCTGGCCGTCACCCGCAGCTTTGAGCGGCCCGGCTGGACCATCACCCACCTGGCTAGCGGCTATGCCGTCAAGCAGGGCATCGGGCGCCAGCGCGACGCCATCATCGTGGCCCGCCGCCTGCTGGACGCTGGCGACTGGACCCGCACCAAGGCCGAGGTCACCAGCGACTGGCGGCTCAAGGACCGGGCCCGCGACATCCTGACCGAGGCGCGGCTGCTGGGACTGGTCAAGTGACCGCCCCCTGCCGCTGCGAGGCTGCCTTCGTACCGATGACCTCGGGGCACCTCCACTCCGACTGCGTCACC